TGAATACACGGAAGCCACGACACCGCCTAGAGCTGTCGCAAGAGTGCCGCGAACGTTGGTCGCAATTGTTGTTGGTGTAGGCATCAGATAGCCATCGTGGAAGTGTCAAGGTATGGCGAAAGTAATCCGACCACTCTGTTCATTAAGGATCGTCCCATTCTGTAAGGCGATGGCGTGAAATCGACGCCCTCTATTTGGCCACCTGGAGCGACCACGGATTGGAAAATCTCCACACTCACAATTGTCACAGCTTGTTCGACTGCCGGAGTTGATGCGTAAAGTGTGGCCGCGTTGGCTCCGGATAGATAAGCAACGCCAGCAGGTATGACTTCGCGGAACGTAATGTTCGCGTTTGTCTTAGCTGCCGTGAATACGTAAAGCGCCCCGCCATAGATATTGATTGACGGAATGAACGGAAACGCTTCCCAATAGTTTGAAGTGACTGTAACTGTTCCGTTAAAAGTTGATGGAACGCAACCTGTGACGACGACTGTCTGTCCCTCGACGAATGTGTTCGGACGTTGCGTCACGTAGTAGGCGACGTTATTTTCAAGATATACGCCGGCCACTGCTGCTTGATTAGCCGTAAGCATCGGCAAAATTACCTGTTCAGCAGAATCAATGATTCCGTCTAGATAAGCGTCTGAATACAGGGACGACGAAACGCCCAAAACTGTCCGCAGCTGCGATGCAGTAATGATTGCTGGCATTTCATCGTCCCTTCGTATTCGGCTGGGCTAGATACGGGAGCGCACCTAGCCCATGATCAGTGTTATTAGGTTAAATTGAAACGACGTAGTCCGCCGGCGAATGTAACTCCAGCCGCGACGTATCCGTAAAGCATCAATTCAATTTCGCCAGTTGTTGGAACGTTGGCGGCTAGTGTTAGCGCAGGAGATTCGAAAATCTCGATTGAACGTGGCTCGATGATGAATGCTGACTCATCGATTGATGTTGAAACCATGTTGGCATCAACATAGAGATCCAAGCCCATAACGTTTCCACGAATTGATGTTGGTGATGTAGTACCAGCAGCATTCATTGGCTGAATTGCGTTGTAGATTGGACGGCCTGTTGTATCAGTTGCACCCATCAAGAGTGACCACTGTGAAGTACCCGCAACGTATGCAGTTGCAGTGCGCTTTGTTGCAGTGTACGCAGCTGCGGCTTCCGTTGATACGAATGAAATGATTCCGGCTGATGATGCAGCAGTTGTCGCAGCTTGTGTTCCGCCAGCAGTGATCTGAGCAATTACATATTCGTCAGTTGCTTGAGCGTAGCCTTCGCGGAGATTCTGGAGCATAATTTCATAAAAGCTCGGATCTGATCGGTCAAGGAGTTCAACTGAATAGCGTTGGAATCCGGCCTTCTTGATTACTGTCGCATTTACATAAGATGAAGTAATCTGAGTTGTTCCAGTTGGATCTCCACCTTCTGCCACTGTTGCGACTGTTGCATTTGCAGTGATCTTAGGAATTGACACTGTCATTCCGTATGAGTTCAGTGGACGAGTTCCGCCGCATGCTTCGATAGTTGGACGAACCATTGTTGTATTCGTTGCAACGTCGCGAATATAAGAAACCGGCGAAAATGCAGGATTAGTGGAAAAAGAATCATCGGCAGCCATTACGTACTGACGTGAATCTTCATTTCCCATCTTTGCCTTGATTGTGTGCTCAAGGTATGCCCCTGGTGTTTGAATTGGTGATCTTGGTGTTGTGAAATACAACGGACGAGTTGCATCTGTTGCAGTTACGACTTTGGAAGCCTCAACCGCTTCGGCTGCTGCTTCGGGAACGGCTGGAGTTGATTCCATTTCGTTTTCTCCTTGTGTAGTTGTTGGTGTTGTTTCTGCTTCTTCGGCTTTTGCTTCTGATTCAGAATCTTCTGTTTCACTAGCTGCGACGGCTACCTTTGCGCTCGCAATTGCTGGATCTGTAACAAGTGAGACTTCCTTGAGCGCGCTTGCGCTAATAACAAGAACGCCATCGACATTCTTATATTTCTCAGCAAGTACGCCCACGCTAAATCCGTCACGCAATCCGGACGATGCCTCAACAAGTGAGTCGTTGCCGGCAGTTGTGTTTCCGATTGCAAAAGTCGCGTCAATTCCAGAATCTGTCACCTGATATGACTTTAAGAATCCAATTGGAGATTCGCGGCGATGCTCAAGTAGCAATTTAGTTGAATCGCCAAAAGTAATTGAGCCAGGTTGGAAAGATGTCGCTCCGGCTGATGTAGATCCAGTTTCATTCCATGTCACGATGCGTCCAGAGATTTCTCGTTTCGGAAAGTCGGTTGCCGTGACTTTGATTGAAAAGTCCAGATTCATCGGAGTTGGCTTTGTTTCTTTCATGAGATCATGTCCTCTTCTCTTCGGATTTCTTCTGTTGTAATTGCACCTATGTCAAATAGAAGTTTGTAAACGTCAGCGCGTTCTTTTGCAGATCCACGTAAATAATCATCAAGGTCGAATCTGACTTCTTGTGATGCTGGAATAAAGTCATTTGGCATTCCAGTCATTGAAAGACGCTCTTCAATGCTGGTCATGACATTTCTCAAAGAGAAATCAACGAGTGATTGACGTGAAGTCGTAGCGTTGGAATAGGTCATGCTGGAGCCAGTTTCGGCATCGACGTAATAAGCCGGAATGCCACACGCACGCGCTAATTCAGTTGCAACGTATGATCTGGCTTGATTCAATTGAAGTTTCTCTGGGTCAAATCCTAAAGCCTGTAATTCAACGTCAGCGTTCAAGAATGCAGTTGAACGATTGCGTCGAGCGCTGCCCCATGACTCTAAAAGTTTAGCGATGCGGTCTGCTGGAAGTGCAGTGCCGTTAGATTTTAAAACCATGGTTGGCACTGGCTCGCGTGCGTACATAACCGCAGCGCGCTCCAATTCTGCACCGGCTTTAATTGTGCGACCAGCGCGATTTAAAATTCCTTCGTCGTTTCCGTAAAAAACTGCAAGAGCGCCCACGCCGCTTTGTGGCGCTTCAATGTTGTCGATGGTGTAATACTCAATCTCTGTTCCGCGTGCGTTTGTAACGATTCCAATTCGAGTTGGCGAGATTCTTTCAGCTGCACGAATGCGATATGTGTCTGCATAGATTTCAGTAATGCGAAGATACCCGTAACCGAACAGGAGCAAATCTTCGCAGAGCCAGGCATACGTGCTAGATCCTGGAACACGTGGATCCGGTTGATTGATGCACTTAGGCGGAGTCTCTACTTCTGTTCCATCAGCCTTTACACGCACTTTCAATGGAATTGATGCGACGCTTGACGTAATTATGTTACGTGCGCGGGCACACGTGGGTACTGACATAAATTCAGCGCGAGTTGCAGTGATTCCGTTGAGTCCGTAATAGTTGTAAATTGAATCGGTCGTATTCGTTGGCGCAAGAGCCGCCTGGACGTCATACGTCGGAGCCGGAGCAGCCGTTGTAATGTTGCGAGAGAATAGACCCATGCGTGAAGTCTAAGCCTCTTCTTTACATCTAACCGACCAGAATATCAATCTCCATCTCTGGGCGTGTCGCAAAATGTGTCGCAAGTGCCGAAGCCACCGCCGCGCACACCGCGACACTTGACGCTCTTCTTCCAATAATCCAGCCGCCGTCCCCCATCGGCAATCTAACGGCCGATAGTATCTGCTTGGATAATTCTGCCTGTTTCCCGTGGATCAATCTCTTTGAGGTAATCGCACCGAGCAACTCATCGCATGATTGGCCGTAAAGAGCGCCATCAATGTCAATGACTGGAATTCCGGCCGGCTGCAATCTAGCAGCTACGGCTGACGATGTTCTCTTGCTAAAGGCCACATATTCAAGCGGATATTTTCTGGCATAGGGAGCGATGTCATTTGCAATGGCTTTATCATCGAGCGAAATTGGATTGTGCCAGGTGTGCAAAAGTTTAATGTTGAAAGTGTCGTCCGGATTCTTCTGAGCAGCGACTAAAGCCCCATCTCTACGATCTGGCGATAAATCTAGGCCGAACCACGTCAGTTTATCGACGTCAAGTTGGATATCATCAGATCCACACTCCTCCCACTCCTTCACAGGAATTGCGCCGGAAATTGTATTGACCCATCGGCAGAGCACCTCCGTCTGGACGACATCTGGCGGATCATTGAGAACGGCGCGAATGTTATCTTCGTGGATAGTGTGGCCAAGCGCCGGATTGCTCGCGACCCAATTCTTCTCATCTTCAATCTTGTCCGAGAATGCTGACCATTCGAAATAAGCGATGTCGTCGTTGCCTCCGGCAGCTGAGGCCATGCCTCTTTCGCGCAGTTGATTGAGAATCAACGAATGCTGATCTCCCGCATTTGAAAACGTCCAGAGTTGCGGATTCTTTGCAGCCATCATCGTATATCTCATAGCTGACCAAGCTTCGGTGTCTTTAAGCTGACGCGTCTCGTCCATGTACACAGTCTCCGGCTTAGCAAATCCACGAGCCGCAGCATTGGCCGCCTTTACGACGTAGCGAGCGCCGGACATCAATTCAATCTCCTCAGATCCATGCGCCCATCGGATCTTCTTGACTTGCTTAGCCAGGGACGGATTGTTCTCGATAATGCTGACGACGTGCCGGAAAGTCTCCAGCGATGTAGTCAGAACGTGCGCTGATCCAAGCTGGAGCGATTCTTGCCACAGGAAAAGGCGAGCCAGAATCGACATCTCCATAATCGTAGATTTGCCATTCTGACGAGCTGCAACAACCACGACCAGAGGCGCGTGCCAGCGTCCGTCGGGCTTAACCTTGAGCGCGTGCTCAAAGACAAACTTCTGCCACGGCATAAGTTCCACGCCTATCTGAGAAGCAAAGTCGATGATTTCCAAGCCCTTAGACGGCAAATCATTTA